CGGGCGGTGCGCGATGTTTTACCAGTGAGGGGCTGCGCGCTTGATGCAACGCGGCAACGACCGCCGCAACACTTCCGAGCAACAGCGCAACGTCACCCCCGCTACGCCCGCCACCCAGGCGCCCGATCGGGTCGCCCCGGCCGAGGCCGCCCGCCGCCTCGGCGTCAACCGCTCGACCCTAAGCCGCTATTTCCGCCGCTATCCCGAGCTCGTGGGATCCGACGGCCTGGTCTCGATCGCCGAGGTGCGCCAGCACCGCGCCGACAACGTCAACGGCGTCAAGTCGGCGAATTACAAGGGCGGCGGCGAGATCGCCGGCGGCGCGCCCGGGCCGGCCGCTGACGGCGCCGAGGCGCTCGCTGAGGCACCCGACGCCGAGGCCGGCGCGCCGGCCGCGAGCGGCCGTGCCGGGGTCACCTACGCCGACGCCAAGCGCCGGCGCGAGGAGGCGGCCGCGCACAAGGCCGAGCTCGACCTCGCCGAGCGGCTCGGCCAGCTGGCGCCGAAAGACGAGATCGAGGCGCGCGCCGCCGACCTGGCGCAGCAAATCCGCGAGCGCGCCGGGCAGGTCGCCCGCGAGGCCGCCGAGCGCGCGGCCGTCGAGCATGGCCTCGAGGTGCGCGTCGTGCGGACCGCGCTCGAGCAGGCGCAGAGCGAGATCTTCGCGGCGGTCGCCGACGACCTGGCGGCGCTGGTGCAGCGCGAGGGGGGCGACCGTGACACCGCGTGACCGCTTCCCCGGGCTCGCCCGCGGCGACCTCGCCGTCGCCGCCGGCCTGGCCGCCGGCTTCCGGCCGCCGCCGGTGGTCACGGTCAGCGAATGGGCGGATCAAAACCGCGTTGTCGCGGCGGAAAGCGGCTCGCCCTACCCCGGCGCCTGGTCGACCGATCGCGTGCCCTACGCCCGCGAGATCATGGATTGCCTCAGCTTCTCGCACCCCTCGCGCGAGGTGGTGTTCGCCAAGTCGGCGCAGGTCGCCGGGACCGAGCTCGGGCTCAACCTGATCGGCTATGTGATCGACGTTTCGCCGGCGCCGGTGGTCGCGGTGTTGCCGACGCTCGACGAGGCAAAAAAATGGGTCAAGCTGAAGCTCGCGCCGACCCTCAGCGCCTCGCCGGCGCTGCGCCACAAGGTCGCCGAGCAGAAAAGCCGCGACGAAACCGGCTCGACCACGTCTTTCAAGCGCTTCCGCGGCGGCTTTCTGCAGGTCACCGGGGCGAACAGTTCGCGCGGCCTGCAGATGATCTCCGGCCGGGTGTTGATCGGTGACGAGGTCAGCGAGTGGCCTGACGACGTCGACGGCCGTGGCGACCCGGTCACGCTTGCCGAAAAGCGCCTGACCGCCTGGGACGAACGCGACCCCAAGCGCTTCTATCTGTCGACGCCCGGGATCGAGGGCACGTGCCGGATCACCGAGAAAGAGCGGCGCTCGGATCGTCGGCGGTACTACGTGCCCTGCCCCCATTGCGGCCATTATCAGGCGCTCGCGTTCAAGCGCCTGCGCTGGCGTTCCGACACCGCGCCGCACGGCGCTTATATGGTCTGCGCCGCGCATGGCTGTGTGATCGAGCACGTCGACAAGCGCCGGATGCTCACCGAGGGCGCCTGGATCAAGACCTATGAGGGCGCCGACGGCACCCGGCCGCCCGAGCAGATCGCCCCCGAGGATCTGCCGGCCTGGCGCAACCGGCCGAGCGAGGGGCGCCAGCCCGGCTTTCACCTCTGGCAAGCCTACTCGCCGTTCGTCGCGTGGGACTCCACCGTCGCGGAATGGCTGGGCGCGCAGGGCGACCCGTTCGAGGAAAAGGTGTTCACCCAGCAGGTGCTCGGCCTGCCCTACGAGGAGCGCGGCGAGGCGCCCGACTATCAGCGCCTGGTCGAGCGCCGCGAGCCCTACCAGCTGGGCACGATCCCGCCGGGCGGCCTGGTGCTGACCGGCGCGTGCGACGTCCAGGCCGACCGCCTCGAGTTCGCGGTCTATGCCTGGGGTGCGAACCTGACCGGCTGGCTGGTCGATCGCGGCGTGCTCGCCGGCGACCCGGCGCAAGCCGAAGTCTGGCAGCGGCTCGACGAAGTCGTGCACCGGACCTACACCGACGCCAACGGCCGTGCCTGGTCGATCGAGGCGTTTGGCGTCGACGCCGGCTATCTGTCGAGCATGGTCTATATGTTCGCCCGCGGCCGCGAGCGGGTGCTCGCCCTCGACGGCCGGCCGGGCGCACTTATGCCGGCGATCGGCACGCCGCGGCGCGTTGATATCAGCTGGCAGGGCAAGCAAATCAAGCGCGGCGTGATGCTCTGGCCGGTCGGCACGCACCCGCTCAAGAGCGCGGTGTATAGCGCCCTGCGCAAGACGATCGAGGGGCCCGACAGCGACGGCGTCTGGCCGGCCGGGTGCCTGCGCTACCCAGAAGCGGTCGACCGCGAGTGGTTCGAGCAGCTGACGGCCGAATACATGGCCGAGACCGAAGAAAAAGGGCGGATCAAACACGAGTGGAAAAAGATGCGCGGCCGCGCGAACGAAGCGCTCGACCTGACGGTCTATGCCCGCGCGCTTGCCTCGCACCTCGGCCTCGATCGCCTGAGTTCCGACGATTGGATCGCGCTCGCGCACCAGCGCGGGCACGACCTCAGCCGTGACCAGGCCAGCCTCGCCGATCTCTGGGCGCCGGCGCCGCGCCAGGACATTGCCGCGGCGCGCGCGCCCGCGCCAGCGGCCGCCGAGCAGCCGGCCGAGGGGCCGCGCGCACGCCCGCGCGGCGGCGCCCCGCGGGGCTCCGGCTTTCTCAACAGCGGCCGATCTAAGGGGTGGTTATCTTGAGCAGCTGGACGCAGGCCGATCTCGACGCGCTCGAGCAGGCGATCGCCACCGGCGCCACGCGGGTGAGCTACGATGGCAAGTCGATCGACTACGGCTCGCTCGATCGCATGCTGCGCGTGCGTGACCTGATCCGCCGCGAGCTCGGCGTCGACCGAGGCCCGCGCACCACGCTCGCGCGGTTCACCCGATGAACGCGCTCGACCGGGCGATCTCCTATCTGGCGCCGGGCCTGGCCGCGCGCCGGGTGCAGGCGCGCGTTGCGGGCGGGCAGCTACAGCGCTACGCCGCCGCCGACCCGTCGCGTGGGCACCACGGCTGGGCGCGCCAGGGCGACGGCTCGGCGAACGCCCAGACCGCTCGCTCGCTGCCCATGATGCGCGCGCGGATCCGCGAGCTCGTGCGCGATGATGCTTACGCCCGCCGGATCCTCGACGTGCTTTCGGCCAACACCGTCGGCGACGGGATCGTGCCGCGCGCGGCGACCGGGCGCGAGGGGCGCGACCGGCTGTTGCAACAGGCGTGGGCCGAGTGGGCCGAGACGACGCAGATCGACGTCGAGGGGGTGCACGACGTCTATGGCCTGCAGGCGCTTGCGCACCGCGCCTGGAAAGAGTCCGGCGAGGTGTTTCTGCGCGCGCTCTGGCTGGCCCCCGCCGAGGCACGCGCCCGCGGCCTGCGCGTGCCCCTGCAGTTTCAGATCCTCGAGGCGGATTACCTTGCCGCGTTCCTCGACGGGCGCACCGAGACCACGACCGGCAACCGGATTTTGCAGGGGGTCGAGGTCGATCGCGAGGGGCGCCGGGTCGCCTATCACTTCTACAAGGCGCACCCGGGCGACACCTACCAGCTGGGCTTTCAGGCCGGCTATGGTCTCGACACCACGCGCGTGCCCGCGTCTGACGTGGTTCACCTCTACAAGCCGACCCGCCCCGGGCAGGTGCGCGGGGTGCCCGAGATGCACGCCGTCGCCCTCAAGATCCGCGCGCTGCAGGACTATCACGAGGCGCAGCTGTTCCGCGCCAAGATCGAGGCGTGCCTGGCCGCGTTCGTGACCTCGAGCGAGGATGGCGGCCGCTCTCCGCTCGGCCAGGAAGCGCGCACGCCCGAGGGCGATCGGGTGGAATCCTTCGAGCCCGGCATGGTCGGCTATCTCCGCCCGGGCGAGGATGTCAAATTCATGGATCCGAGCGGCTCGGGCGGGCATGCCGAGTATTCCAAGCAAGCCCTGCAGGCGATCGCGGTCGGTGCCGGCCTGACCTACGACCAGCTGACCGGCGACCTGACAAGCGCGAATTACTCGAGCCTGCGCGCCGGCAAGATCGAGGTGCGCCGGCGCACCAGCCAGGAGCAATGGCAGGTCATGGTGCCCCGGCTGTGCGAGCCGATCTGGCGTTTCATGGTGTTCGCCGGCGAGACCGCCGGGCTCTGGGGGCGCGGCTCGGCGCAGGTCAAATGGGCGCCGCCGCGTCATGAGCCGATCGACCCCTACAAGGATGCGCAAGCGGATCTCCTGCAGGTCCGCGCCGGCTTCAAGACGCTTAACCAGGCGATCGCCGAAAGTGGTTTCGATCCCGGCGACCAGCTGGCCGAGATCGCCAGCGCCAACGCCGAGCTCGACCGCCTCAACCTCGTGCTTGAAAGCGATCCGCGCCGCACGAGCCGCAGCGGCGTCGCGCAAGCGCCCGCCGATCCCGACGGGGATTCCGACCAAGGGGAGACTTAGAGCATGCCCGAGACCCAGACCCAGCCGGCCGCGCACGGGGCCGGCGAGCAGATCCAGGCGCAGGGGCTGCCCCCGCTGGTGCGCGCCGCCGCTGTGCAGCCGTCGACGCTCGACGAAAACGCGCGCACCGTCGAGGTCGTCTGGACAACCGGCCAGACGGTGCGCCGGCGCCGGCTGTTTGACGAGGATTTTGACGAGCAGCTTGAGGTGAGCGAGCAAGCCTTGCGCCTCGAGCGGCTCAACGGTGGCGCGCCCGTGCTCGACAGTCACGACAGTTTCGAGCTCCGCAACATTATCGGTGTGGTCGAGCCAAATTCGGTGCGGATCCAGAGCGGCCAAGCGACCGCGACCCTGCGCTTTAGTGAGCGCAAGGAAGTCGAGCCGATCTATCAGGACATTCGCGCTGGGATCATCCGAAACGTCTCGGTTGGCTACCGGGTGCACCGCGTCGTCGTCGAGCAGCGCGAGGGCGACGTCGATCTCGTGCGCGTGATCGACTGGGAGCCAATGGAAATTTCAATGGTCGCCGTCGGGGCCGATTCCGACGCGCGCGTGCGTTCGCAGGCCGGCTGGACCGCCTGCGGCGTCGAGCGGGCCGCCGCGCCCGAGCGAGATCCGAGTCAATCGCAGCAGAAAAGGACCCTTGCGATGGACAATCAGCAGACCCGCGGCACGCAGCCCGCGGACGACACCGCCCCCGCCAACACCCCGGGCGCCAACACCCCGGCCGCCGGCCAGGGCGCGAACGCTTCCGCCGACGATACCACGACCGCCGAGCGCCGCGGCGCCGAGGCCGAGCGCCGGCGGGTGCGCGAGATCCGCGAGCTCTGCCGCTCGGTCGGCCTCGACAGCAGCGTCGCCGACCAAATGGTCGACAACGGCACCGAGGTCTCGGCCGCCCGACAGCAGGCGCTCGAGCACCTCGCCCAGCGCCGGCAGAGCAATGAGATCCAGGGCGTGCACGTCTCCGGCGGCGCAAGCTCCGAGGATCCGCGCAGCGTGCGCGCCGCCATGGCGACCGCGCTGGCCTCGCGGCACGCCGACATTCCGGTCGAGGGGCAGGCGGGCGAGTACGTGCACCACTCGGTGCGGGATATCGCGACCGACCTGATGCGCGCGCACGGCGTCATGGTGGACACCCGCAACAAGCACGAGATCATCAAGCGGGCGTTCGAGACCACCAGCGACTTTGCCGGCCTGCTCGCCGACGTCGCGAACAAGGTGCTGCTCGCCGAGTATCAGTCGGTCCAGCCGTCTTACCGGCTGCTCGCCCGCCGCCGCCGGTTCAACGACTTCAAGCCGCACAACATGGTGCGTGCCGGCGACTTCCCGGCTTTCCTCGAGAAAGACGAGCACGGGGAGTTCAAGAGCGGATACATGGGCGACAATAACGAAAAGATCCAGCTGATCACCTACGGCCGGATCCTGCCCCTGACCCGCCAGGCGCTGATCAATGACGATCTGGGCGCGTTTGCCGATATGGCGAGCAAGATCGGCATGCGCTCGCTGGATCACGAGAACGCGCTGGTGTTCCAGGTGCTGCAGGACAACCCTCAGCTGACCGACGGTAAGGCGCTGTTCAGCGCCGATCACGGCAACCTCGCCGGCACCGGCGGCGCGGTCTCGATCGCCAACATCGGCAAGGGCCGCGAGGCGATGCGCAAGCAAAAGTCGGTCGACGGCATGCGCATCAACGTGACCCCGAGTTTCCTTGTGGTCGCGCCGGAAAACGAGACCACCGCCGAGCAGCTGGTCTCGCAAAACCTGCAGGCCGACAGCGCGGGCAACGTCAACCCGTTCGCCGGCCGGCTGCAGGTGATCGCCGACGCCAACCTGACCGGCAATGCCTGGTATCTGATGGCCGCGCCGCAGCGGGCCGAGACGCTGGTCTATGGCTACCTGGCCGGCGCTGAGGGGCCGCAGGTCGCCGTCGAAAACGGTTTCTCGGTCGACGGCGTGCGCTTCCGCGCGCACCTCGACTTTGCCGCGGGGCCGGTCGACTTCCGCGGCGCCTACAAGAACCCGGGCGCCTAACCGGCGCCCTCACCACCGCGCCGCCTGCGCGCGGTCTAGCTGTCATGCGGCCGCCGGCAAGCCCCGGCGGCCGCTTCGCGTTGGGAAAGGAAAGACGCAATGGCGACGAATTATCGACAGCCAGGCGACAGCCTGGATTGGACGAACGGCACCGGCAGCGACGTCGCGAGCGGCCAGCTGGTCGCCGTCGGCAACACCGTCGGGGTCGCGCTCACCGATATCGCGGACGGTGCGAGCGGTGTGGTCGGTGTCGAGGGGGTCTGGGAGGTCGCCAAGGCGACCGGGACCGCCTGGGCGCTCGGCGAGTCCGTCGACTACGACGTCTCGGCCGGTAATTTCGGCAAGGGGATCACCCCGGCGACCGGCGACGTCACCAAGGCCGGGATCTGCGCCAAAGCCGCCGGATCCGCCGAGGCGACCGCCTGGGTCAAGCTGACCCCGGGCGTCGGCACGCTCAACTAACGCAAACGCGGCCAGGACGGCCAGCGCCACGGGGCGCGGGCGCTCGCCAGGCCGGCGGGCGCCCGCGTCGCGACCAGGGGCGACACAATGGCCGATCGCCGCGATCTCCGGCCGCTGGGGCTGGGGGCAAAGCTGTTCTGGGGCGCCTACCTCGCCGGCCTCGCCGGCGCGGTTTGGGCGCTCGTTTAGGGCGCGCACGCGCGCTTGAGGGCAACATGACCATTTTCGATCGGATGGGCGGGGCTTTCCTGCGCGATCCGCACCTCGCCACCGCCGCGACCTACACGCCCGAGGTCGGCGCGGCGCGCGAGATCCGCGCGGTCGACCTGACCGACGGGGTCAAGGTCGGCGACGGCGAGGTGCAGGCGTTCGCGACCGTGATCGCCGCCGACGTCGCCCCGGCCGACGTCGCGGATCCGCCGACTGGTGGCACGCTCGCGCTCGGCGGCGTCGCCTATCGGATCGTGTCGCACGAGGCGCGGACCCCGCTCATGCGCCTGCACCTCGAGCGGATCTCATGAGCGCGCGCGAGACGCTGCATCTTCGCCTGCTCGCCGCGCTCGAGGGGCTCAAGACGACCGCCGGCGTCGCGCTGGTCGAGCGCAACCGGGTGCACGATCTGCCCGAGAATGCGCGCCCGGCGCTGGTGCTGGTCGACGGCGACGAAGGCGCGCCCGAGCCCGGCCGCGAGACCCGCGCCGGCGCCCTGCAGCTGGTGACGATGCGCGTCGCGGTGCTCGGTTTCGTGCGCGCCGCGGGGCCGAGCGTCGGCACCGAGCTCAACACCCTGCTCGCCGCGACCCAGTCGGCGATCGCCACCGACGCCGACCTGCAGCGCGAGGTCGGCGCTAACGGCGCGGTCACGTTCGACGGCGTCGACGTCGACTTTGCGCAAGGTCGCCAGACCGAGGGCGGTTTCCTGGCGACCTGGCAGGTTCGCTACACGTTCAACCCGGCTAACCCGTAGGAGGGCGCGCCCATGACCATTTCCCCGATCGGCGGCGATTACACCGTCGGCAAAGGCCTCGTCTACTTCAAGCCGAAGGGGCAGAGCTATTTCGAGGAGCTTGGCGACGTCGAGAATTTCGACCTGACGATCGAGGTCGAGGAGCTCGAGCGCCGCTCGAATCAGTACGGCGTCGCCACGCTCGCCAATGCCTCGGTGATCGAGGTCGGCGCCAGCGTCGAGACCACGCTTTACCAGATGACCGATCGCAACCGCGCGCTCGGCGTCGCCGGCGACAAGGGCACGATGGCGCAGACGCAGGCCAGCGGCGAGACCCTGACGATCTCCGGCGTCGAGGCCGGCGGGATCTATGAGATCCCCGCGCTGTCGCTGTCCAACGTCGCGGTAGACGACGGCGAGTCCAGCCCGGTCGCCTACACCCTCGGCACCGACTACGAGCTCGACCTCGAGGCCGGGCTGATCAAAGTGCTGCAGATCCCCGCGACCGCCGGCTCGGATATGGTCGTCACCTACGACCAAGGCGAGGTCGCCTCGGGCCTGCAGGTCGGGATCGGCGCAAACCCGAATATCCGCGGGCACTTGCGCTTGCGCGGGGTCAACGACGTCGGGGTCAAGGTGCTGGTCGATCTGTGGGACGTCCAGCTGCGCCCGTCGGGCTCGCGGTCGTATATCGGCAACGACTACGCACAGGTGCCCTTGACCGGCCGCGCGTTCGTCGACGGCACCCAGCCGACGGCGTATCGCCTGGGCATGGAGCGCACGCTGTGAGCGGCCTGCGCGACCTCGCCGGCACCGCCGAAAAGGTGACGGTGCGCGGCCAGGCGATCGAGGTGCCCGGGCTGTCGATCGACGGGATCGCCCAGCTGCTCAACCGCTTTGACGAGGTGCGCGGCTGGCTGTCGGGCGGCGCGGTCGACCTGTCGGCCGAGGCGCTGGTCGGCACCGGGCCGCACCTTGTCGCCGCGGTGATCGCCGCGGGCACCGGCGCGCCGGGTGACGAGCAGGCCGAGGCGGTGGCGAGCGACCTGGCCGTCGGCGAACAGCTGGCGCTGCTCGAGGCGATCATGCGGGTGAGTTTCCCCGACGGTCTGGGAAATTTTCTCAACCGCCTGACCGCGGCGGCCGACGCGGTCGGGCTCGACCTCGAGGTCGGCGCCGAGCCGGCGCCGGCGACGGCGGGCTGAGCGCGCACTTGGCCGCGGCGGTCGAGGAATTGATCGCCGCCGGTCACCCGGCGGCGCTCGCCTACACCCCGCGCCAGGCGTTCGCGTTCGTGCGCCTGGCGCGGCGGCGGCGCAATCAGGACGCGGCCGAGCGGCTGAGCCTCGATCGGCTGGCGCAGCACGGCAAGGCGAGCGACGTGCGGAAAACCTTGAAGGATCTCAGAAAATGGACCTAGCGCTCGCGCTAACCGGCAACCTCGAGGAAAAGCTGCGCCAGCGTGACGCCCCGGTTGCGCGGGCGGCGACGCTGGCGCTGCGCGAGTCGGAAAAGCTCGGCAAGGCCGAGATGCGCCAGCAGGTGCGCCGAAACTTCAAGCGCACCCCGCCGGATGCGCGCCGGCTCGGGCAGAATTTCGAGAAAACCTTTCAATGGAAAACCTACCCGCGCGGCCGGCGCACTTTCTCGCTCGCCGCCGCGGGCGTGGTCGAGGCGAGCGCCAGTTATGCCGAGATCTTTCAGAAGGGCGGCACGGTGACGGCCAAGGGCGAGCTCGTGCTGCCCCTGCCCGCCGCCAAGTCGGCCGGCTGGGATCGCGGCACCACCGCGGCCGGCAAGGCGCTCGACCGCACGCGCAAGTATTCGCAGGTCGACGCGGCGTGGGATGCGGTCGGCCCGCTCTTTCGGATCCCCGCGCGCGGCGGGGCGATCCTCGCCGCCGACCGTGACAAGGCGCGCGCCGCCGGCCTCAAGCGCCTCGGCCGGGCGCGCAAGAGCCGCAATTTCGTGCCGATCTTCTACCTGACCCGGTCGGTGCGCCTGCCCGAATTGCTCGACTTTTACGAGCCGGTGGAGAAAGCCCAGCGCGCCTTGCCCGAGCTCTTTGTCAAGCATTTCGACCCGGAGTCCTAGATCATGGCGCGTCAAGCCGACCTGAAAGCCCGGATCCAGCTGGTCGGCGGCGAGGATTTTCGTCGCCAGCTAAGCGCCCTCGGCCAGCGCGGGCAGCGGGCGTTTCAGGCGCTCGACAACGCCGCCAAGGGCAGTCGCAAGACGCTGCAGGTGATCGACCGCGCGGTCGCGCAGGTGCGTAAGCGCCTGGCGCAAGCCCAGCGCGGCGCGACCTCGCTCGCCAAGGGACTCGCCAGCGTCTCGACCAAGGCCGCGCTCCTCGGCGGCGCGGCGATCACCGGCGCGGCCGCCGGGGTGTTCAAGCTGGCGCAGAGCTCGGCGGCGGCCGCCGACCAGCTGGGCAAAATGTCGGAAGCGCTGGGGATCTCGGCCTCGACGCTCGCGGAGTATCGCTTCGCGGCCGAGCAGTCGGGGGCGACCCAACAGCAGCTTGACGACAGCTTGCGCCGTTTCAACCGCCGGCTCGGCCAGTTCACCACCGAGGGCGCCGGGGCGGCCGCCAAGGCGTTCGAGCAGCTGGGCATCAAGACGCGCAATT